GTTGGGTTGTAATAGGCATGACCACCGAGGAAGGTAGAACCGCTAATGTTCGGCATATTGAACTTAACGATTGCCTCTGGGTAGTAAACCGTACTACTAACAGTGTATGCCGTATCAGGCACCAAATCCACAATACGAATTGGCAAAGAAGCCGTTACGTTAGCGGAACTCAACAAGATAGCCTGTTGCGAATCGCCAGTTGTGGTGTTGAGAGTGTTGGTTACAACAGCAGCGTTGTTGTTTACGTTGTTATAAGTAAGTGCCGCAGCAGCATCAGCCTGCGTAGGTACAACAACACCAGAACTTACTACAGCAACTTGGAACAACTGATCGGGGTCTTCACAGATATAAGCATAGATAAAGGTGTTAGCCTTTACCGAAGTGCCGCTAGTCCACGATTGTGACCATGTGGGTTGTCCAGTAACAGACGAGACAAACTGACAGCCCAAGAACACACCAGCATAGCCAGTAGCGGGAGCAGCAGTAGTTTCACTTGACTCAGTTACAACGATAGTACCGTCCGAAGCAAATTTCACCAGATCGCCAAACCCAATGCTTGCGGCACTAGATGCGATACGACGCTGGCGAGTAGCTCCGGCAAATACCTGACCACCGATCAAATTGATCGGCTTAAAGCCATAAGGCTTGTTTACAGTCGGGTAAGCCATTTGGAATTACTCCTAAGATTGTGGATTGCCACGTCCGAATGTCACCGAAGTCTTACGCTCTGAAAACAGAGGCATCCTCGGATCGTTCTCGCGCATGAATGAATTATCGACAGAACGCATCTGAGCATCTGCTTGCGCTTGATAATACGCATTACGTTGCTCAACGAGTTCTACCGGGGTTTTGCAAAGCATCAAACCGCCAACAACAATGTTGTCCTTAAACCGCTGATTATCGTTATCCAGATAACCAGAAATCTCAGGATGATCTTCAGCTCTTACAGGTTCCCAGCCTTCACGGAGTTTTGTTGACACATTACGTGGGTCAGATTGGCCCATCATGGAGACTCGAACCCAACGGTATTTGTACCCAGGCTCAGGTGTAGGGTCAGGCAGCAACGTGGGGGGTGCCCAAGTGCGAGGACGCTCAACTTTGTCACGGGTTACTGCATCACGGTTTGTACGATTTTCAGCCATTTTGTGTCATCCCTTCCGCTACTTTGCGAGCGTACAGTTCAAGAGGAATTTTTAACTTCTTCGCTAAAGCTACCTGCGTTTGAGTAAGCGTGATTTTCTTGGGCGCAACGCTACGAGACGCTGGAGCTACTACGTTACTACGTCGAGGTTTTTCCTCTTTTACGCTCTCAAAGTTCTCAGGGAACTTCTCACGTATACGAGAGTTGACGCGTTCATAATACTCATCTGAAGTCGGGTCAACACCGTTTTTGACCAATTTCTCATGCAGCCCCAGAGCAAAGCTGGTCATCTCTTCGTCCTGCCCAAACCACCGATTTTGGTCACGCCACGCAAGTGCTTTGGGATCAGGAACAGGCTCTGGAGCGATCTGTGGTTGCATATTTACAGGAATTTGCCTTTCCTGTAAAGGGGCTGGTTTAAAGCTGTTTAACCGTTCAAGCTTTAACTTAGCCGCAGTCAGCGCTTCTTGCGCTTCAACAACCTTATCTGGGTCGAAAGACTCATACGCTTCTTTGTACCGTTTACGCGCTTGCTCAAGCTCTAATTCAGCCGTATTTTTAGCCGTTTTAACGAGCACGTCGGTATTACTGCCGAGGTCTTTCTTAAGTCGATTGTTCTCATCAACAAGTTGCTGAGCAAATCTCAAAGCTTCTTCGCGTTCGCGCAGTGCTGCTTCTTTAGCCCGACGCTCGTCATGATAGCCATGAGTTATTTTCTTAATACGTTTCTGTACGCTCTCGTCGTACTTAGAGAGATCTTCGTCAGTGACCTCGTTGATAGGCTCATCAAGCGGTTTGCGGTCTTTGTCGCTCTCAGGCGTATCGTCAACTACTTCAATTTCAAACTCACTGTCCGCTTTAGCGTCCTGTTTAGTCTCTTTTTCAGCTTCATCAGGAAACTTAAATTCTTCTTTATCCATTGCCATAGTTCACCTCACGCAGCACGTCGGATACCACGGGGATCTTCAACCACCGCTTCGACGGAATCATCGTTAATCAAACGAAACTCTCGGTCATGGATCATGATCCGAGTACCTGTGTTGGCGCGTACCAAAATAAAATCACCCTCTCTGCACCACGGACCTGTAGGGAAACGAGACGGATCAGCGTAGGCAAGATCTCCCAGCTTTACGACAAACAGCACATTAGTAAGCAGCTCTTCATGCTTAATCGTGATGTCCGCTTTTACGATCCCGCTATCAAACTTTTCTTCGTAGTCAGGTATAGTGCACAGGATCTTGTACCCTTTAGGTACAGGCAATTGCTTTGCCTTTTGTTGTGCCGCTTCAATAACAGCCTCCGCTGTGTCATTCATCTTCAAATTCCTCATAACGTTGCACAAGGTCTTGGATTTCCATCTTTGCTAGGCGCAGACCCTGGACAACGCCGCACAAATTTTTGTATTCAGCGAAGTCTTTCGCTCCGCTTCCCACTAAAGAGTCCTTAACGGACTCCTCCCGCTCTAACAGTCTTTTATTTAGATGCTCAAGCATCTGCCGTTCGTAGGTCATTGACCACCTTTCATACGTGCTTTGAGGAGATCAAACTGCAACTTACGATCATTCTGCTGGTTCTGGTTCTGCAACTTAATGCCTTCTTTCTGGGCATCAACAGCGATGCGCTGCTGCTCGACCTGCAGTCTCTGTGCTGCAATCTGGGCGTCGATCTGATCTTTAGCGGCTTTGCGTTGCTGTTCTGCCGCCTTAATCTGCAAGTCCTGCTGCTGTAACTGCACCAACGGATCTGCTGCGATTGCCTGAGACTGTTGCTGTGCAGCTTGTGCTTGATGAATCTGTAGGACTTGTTGTGCAGCTTCAGCCACATACTTCGCCATCGCAAGCTCTTCAGCTTCGGACACCTTCTGCTCCGGTCCAGGTAGCGGCGCACCGACACGCTGCTCAATCTCTTGACGATAGGCATACCCAAGATGCTCAGAGACATGAGCCATAATCGCAGCTTGCATCTGCTGCGCCATCGGAGACTGACCAATCGTTGCAGCAATCTTAGGATCTTGCATGAACGCCATGTGCGTTGAGATATGCGCTTGGTGGTCCTGATAAATAAAGGCTTTTAGCGGTGTGCCTTTTAGCGCGTTCATGTTCTCCGTCACAGGATCTTTAGGCGTCTGGTCATCAGGTAACGGCACCAATTTATCTGCATTGGGGATACCCAACACATCGAGCATCTGCCTATGCAACCGTGGGAGGTCATAAAGCTGAGGTGCTCCTTGAGCTAACTGAAGTGCCGCTTGGTACTGCACCACCCGCTGAGCCATAGTCGAGGCGTTAGGATCAGAGACGGGTATGACCTCAATGATGTCGTAGTCCTCAGCCTTGACCTGTGGGGTGCCGTCTTGTGGTGTGTAGCTATAGTCTGGTGCGGTGTACTCGCGGATGATCTCTTTGAGGAGCTTGAACTCTTCCTTCATCGCCGCATGGATGCGAGCCTGTACTGCACCCATCGTCTTGAGCTGTCGCTCTAAAAGAGCCAGCGTTGTACCCACCGGAGCTTGACTCGACATGTCGCTGATCTTCATATCAGCCATACCACTGAGCCGTCGCGCTTCTTCAGTAATCTGATTAAGCAGTGCTAATAAGACCTGACTTGGTTCTTTGTACGGCAGCGGCAGGATATTGTCTCGTATAGCACCTCCCGACACATCCACATCTCGCCATTCACCAGGAGCTATCGGCGTGTCATCACCTTTAATGCGTAGCCCTCTGGACTTAAGACCACCAGGGAGGTTAGACAGTGAGCCTGCATCCACAAGCTGACGGATCAGCATCGTACCTGCGGTGGCATAACCACCAATAATATGTATCAACCCGAAGCCATACGCTCCAAACCCAGGTATATACATATAGTGCACAAAGTGCTGACGCGCACGTTTCTGTGAGTCATCCTCCCGATAATTGCGGCGGATGGCGAGTACTTTATTAGTGCCTTTATCAATCGTAATGACGTAGGGTACCGGCAACTCTTCCTCATACCCCGGCAAGTCATACTCAGCATGGATCTCATAGATCTGATACCGCTCATCGCGGGTGGGTTGCTGACCTTCTTTCTGAGCCTTGGCTTTCTCAATATCTGTCTGACTGGGGTCAGGCTCTCCAAGGTCGATGTCCCTATAAAACCCACTGACCTGCAACCGCTTAATATCATTCTTAGTCTTACGCATCACATGAGTGAGGCGGTCTGTACGTCGAATGTTTGTCACACCATAGGGCAAAATGACATCTTCAGCAGGAACATAGAAAGACACCTGTCGCTCAAGCGACGGATCGTAGTAGACCTTCTTAAACGATGACCCCGCAAGGGCAACACCCCACAGAGCACGTTCATGCTCACTGCGGTACTCAGGCATCTTGTCCGTAAGCTGATAGTTCATATCAGCCTGCACCCGCTTGGCAGCTTCTTCAACTTGTGGGTTCCAAGCTCCAATGATGTTGGTCTTAACCGGACCTTGCGCGGGGAATGTCTCCATAATAGATTCGCTCTGGAAGCGAATCGCTGACTCAGTCAGCAACGTAGAGAACACCCCACAAGCGCCATCCCAAGGCTCAGTCACCTCATCGTACCGAAGGCCAAGAACATCCAGACCCTTGACATACGTATCAACCCAGTCTTTGCGACTATTAATATCAGCCTCAACTAACTCCATCAGATCAGAAGATAGCTTCTGTAATTCAGCTTCAGACATGAAATCTGCAAGATTAGCGTCAAAGTCCTCAGCCGAAGGCTCGTCTGGCACAAGCTCAATCTCTACCCCACCCACACCAATACTCATACTTTCGGGGTTCTCAACTTCAATCTCGATGGGAGCTTCTTGCTGCGCCAACATCTCGATGCCTTCAGGCATTTCATAAAGTGCTTTACTGATTGCCATGATCTGTCCTATAAGTAATACCCACGTTTCTGCCCTCTGAACCCACGGAAATATCTCACGTCGTCAGGTTCATCGCTAGGCAGCGAAATAAACCCACCCTGCCTGAAGCGTAGCAAGGCTTGTGTCATTGTGTCCACGTAGTCGTCATTCTCACCCACAGGGAACGCAGCAACCTCTTCAATCACTTCTCTGGCCCAGCGTGTGTCCGGTGCCCACACCTTACCACTTGCAAATATATCGGCAACAGCGTTAACGCGCACGTGCTTGTCGTTACCACGGGACGGACTGAACTCCTGGATCGGCACACCCAGGCGGTGTAACTCCTGCAGGAGAGGAGCGCCTGCTGCTTTCTTTTCAATCAGCACGATGTCTGGCTCGTACTCCTTATACATCTCCATCGCCCGTGCTTTGAGGTCAGGGAAGTTAAGGCGTGCCTTAAACGCATCAAGCAGCACAATATTGGGCGAACCGCCGTCCTCGTCGTTATACCAGATACCCCATGTCGTGCAGGCCGTGTAGTCCGAGGTTGTCTTTGTCTCGTGCGCAGTGTCCCAAGACTGAATAATAAATTCACACCGTGGCGGATCTTCGTGCTCCCAGACCTTCCACATATTTCTCTGGATAACAGCCGCTGCATCGCTTGTCGGCTGCTGCATATATTGCGCTTGCCAGTAGCGCGGGTCCATCCCCGCACGTTTTGATTTTAATTGGTCAAGAGGCCACTGCTCAGGCCATAATGATTTTTCATTATCTTCATTCTCATTTAATATCGCAGGTAATTCAACAATTTCCCATTTATCTGATTCAGGATTTTTAGTTTGATAATCAATTAATTTACCCGTTAAATCAATTAAACTCCAACGGGTCATAATAACTATAATCGCACCCCCAGGCATTAATCGCTGTAATGGTCCAGTTTGAAACCACGACCACGCCTGATCGAAAGTTAATCTCGAATTAGCCTTTATATCTTGTTCAGAATGTGGGTCATCAATAACAAATAAATCAGCGCCACGACCAGCCAGAGCACCACCAACCCCAACAGCATAATACTGACCTCCTGCACCGGTAGACCATTTTCCGGCTGCTTTTTGGTCGTCTGCAAGCGCTGTTTTAGGGTAAATCTCTTGATATTCATCAGAATCAACTAGGTTTTTAACTCTGCGCCCAAAATCTTCTGATAATGATGCCGTATGTGTACCCATAATAATTTTTTTATTAGGGTATCGACCAAGAAAATATGCTGGAAATAAATAAGAACTGAATTCTGATTTACCCATACGCGGGGCAATATTAATAATTACCCGCTTTTTATTACCATTAACTACATCTTCAAATATTTTTGCTAATTTTCTATGGTGGGCGCCTTCTTTAAACCCTGGATATACATGGTGGGCAAAAGATAATAATGAAGTCTGCGCACTTTTAATGCTTTTACGACGTTCAAATTCTTCTAATAATGCCAAAACTTCTGCTTTTTCTGTCGCAGGCATTTTAGGCAGCGCATGTCGTAGCGCTTCCACCTCATGATTACTCAGATTCATGCGGTTTTTCCGAGGCTTCTACCTCAATAGCGCCCATATACTTGCCAAGCTTGGCTTTAATCTTCTCTTCAATCTCCGCGTCTGACATTTCTGTCTTTTTAACCTCCACGCGGTCCGTAAATAGCGCCACTTCGGTCACTTTACCCAGCATCTCAAGCGCTTTTAGCCTGTATCTGGGGTCTGGGTGCTCCGTATCCTCCAGAATCTTAGCCACGGCGTACCCACGCATCTGTCGCGCTTGCTCAACAAAGGCCCAATCGTAAGCCGTCAGCATGCCTACAAGGTGCCGCACAGCCTCTGGCGTCGTATTAGCCATCAATTTCTTCTTAACCTGATCGGTAGGCGCTCCTGCGGTCATCGCTGCAAACGCAAGCTGAGCGTTCTTCTGTTGTGCCTTGGCGTCTACTTCCGCTTCGGATGCTGCGCCGATGGATTCTAAGAAGTCTGCAGTTGCTACTTGCGCATCAACGACTTGTTGAGGCGAGGCTTTATCCACCATCGTCATAGCTGGTGGGCTGTCATACACAGTAGGCGTAAGAAGATGTTCAAACATGCGAGGGAAAAGGGGCACCTCTGTTTAAGTGGGCGTAGATTAAAGGTTTATTGACATGTATGCAATAGGCAGCTATTCTATAAATGTAGCTATGTCCATGCTACTCTCCTTGAGTTGGGCACTTCCCCCCGACGATTTATCCCGGCATCGCGCCGGGAATTTTTTATGTATCAATGTCAATTATTTGACAGTACTTAAGTACAATTTTTTAAAATTTTTTTGGGC